CCGCTTGCACCACTATTGAATTGAGAGTTCTCAAAAATAGCGGCACGAGCAGTCGCCTCATTGGTAAGCGTAGCATCTGAACAAATAATGAACCGCTGCATCGGATTGTCATACACAAAACCGACAATGTCGAAGTTTGTGTCTGCACCTGAACCGGGCCAAAAATTTGAAAACACTTTCTTGCCTGTAGAGGAAGATACATATTCACAGCCAGCAAAAACACCAACGGGAGCCTCAGTATCTCCGGTAGCAGAACAAATAACGATGCTACCACCGTTATCAGCCTTTACCATTGATCCCTGAAAAATCGCGCTTGCGCTGCTGCCAATGAAGTATGTATTAGTACCTTGAGTAGCTGGTGTGCTACCCGCAGTATTGATCGGCTTGAGGCCGAAGGCAAAGGCAACATTAACATTTGCCATTTCATACTCCTTACCAAGTTACGAGGGCTAGTCTTTGCCCCCAAATGATACACGACTTTGCCTATCATTATGGATAGGCATTGAGGGGTGTTGTTCCCTCATCAGGTTATCGTCAACGGCCTTCATTTGATTGCGGGTCTGCTCCCGGTAATATTCAGTTCTCTCTTCAACCGTTTCCTCTGGAATCCGTGCAAGCATTAAACCGCCTACACCAATGACTCCACTGTATTTACCCTCATCGATAGTTGGAAATTGATCTTCCAGATCCGGGTATTCGTCAGCCCGTACTGGCTCCCAACCTTCCCGAAGTTTTGCTGCTACGTTTGTGCGATCATCTTCTCCACGAATTGATGTGCGGATCCAACGATGCTGGTAACCTGCTGGAGCTTCGGGTGCTGCCAACTTTGATGGTGGTGTCCACGGCTTGCGCCGTGTAGTTTTTGCGCGTGATTTTGATTCGCGTGTAGTTCTATCAGTCATAATTTAGTCCTTTACATACTTTGCATATTCTTCAAGCGGAACATTCAGACGTTTCGCAATTGCAATTTGCGACGGAGTCAATTTGACTGTTCTGCGCTTCTTTGGTGATGACGACTTAGAAGCCGTGGACTCAGCAGAAGCGACTCTGGGTCCTGTATCACGAACCTTTTCCTTAAACTTGTGAGGAAACTCGGCTCGTATTCTACGATCAAGCTCATTATAGTACTCATCGGACGATGGGTCAAATCCTTCATCCTCAATTAACTGCCTATGTAAGCCAAAAGCAGCATATGTCATTGGTTGATCTGATCCAAACCACTCATTTTTAGTCGCCCAAGCCTCTGCTTTGGGGTCCGGTGCAGCTTGTTGCTGCGGTTGTGGTTGTGGAGCGGGTGCTTGTGCTTGTGCTGGAGCAGCCTCTTTTGTCTCTTGTACCGACTTTGACTCTTCCAGCTTTGCTTGATCAAGAGCTAACCTGCTTAAATTTTTCTGTGCCTCAAACATGGCTTCGGCATCGCCATCGTCGTAAGCTTTTTGATACGCCTGCTTGGCGGATTCAATCTGCGACTCGACACGACTACCAAACTCACCTTGATAAGACTTACCTAGATTATCGAGTTTGTTTTTTAATTCTTCGTTTTGTTTTTTAACGGCTTCTGCATATTCTACTGCTGCCTGACGCTGTCGCTCTTCTTCACGATACTTACCTGTAAGAGTTCTAATACGACGTTGCACTGACTCCGAATATTGAGCTAACTCATCTTCGTTATCATTCTTTGGCGCTTCGGCTTCTGTCTCTTCTTGTGACTCGGCCTCTGCTTTTTGCTCATCTACTTCAGGCTCAGCTTCAGCCTCGACCACTTCTATTTCTTCTAATTCTAACTCTTGTTGCTTCTCTGCTACATCAGGCATACTATACTCCGTATGTCTTTATATCATCGGGATCGATGATGGTTGCAATGACTTCGTCATCGTTGATAATACGAACCTCACCACCTTCTATGTTGAAGCGAGATCCAGCGTAGCGTCCTATACACACCCAATCACCTTCCTTACACCACGGCTCACAATCGTCGCCGAACTTGTTAGGATCTTGATAGGCTAACGGACCAACCTTTACGACATAAGCTACGGTTGTCGCACGGGATTCTTTTTCACGAGCGGCATCTGGTATGTACACGCCGCCGTCTGTTTTTTCTTTACCCATATAGGGCATAACAAGAATGCGCCAACCTGTTGGCTGCGGTACTCGTTCTTTTATTGATTTTGATTTTGCAGCTTCTTCGGCTTGTTTTTTTGCACGTTGCTGCTCAAGGATGTAGTCAGGTACTATCAGAGTCTTCGTCATAGTTAGCCTTTTGTAGCAGGGATCTAAGTTCATCAAGAGCAAAGGCAACACCCTGTATTTCGCCAACTCTTGCTTTATAGTCTTCGTAACTACGGGCACTGCCGCTAGTCACCGACACACTAAGCTCTTCTATCCTAGTATTCAAGAGCTTTTGGTACTTTTTCAAAAAATCAAGTACGTCCATTAATATAAGCCAATATTATTTAAAGATGGTACTGGATTGTCCAAAGTAGGCTGTCCTAAAAACTGACCAACTCCTTGGGAAAACACACCTAATAACTGAGGTGCTTCTGGATCATACTTCTGCATAGTGGTTTCTGGTCTTGTTACTACATCAGGCGTGAACTGTGATTTAGCGTCTTCAAATCCCTGTACAGGAGCCTGCTTGGTGACTGATTGTACTTGTGCAGGAGCCGAAGGTTTGCCTGAAAAATAGTCTGATATTGCGTTAGCTGCTGATGCTGCTTTTGCTGCCGCTTGTGTTGGATCGATACCGCCAGTTAAGGCACTAGCAACTTTACCCGCTATAGACTGAGGACCGCGTGGGTTGTTAGGATCAAAACTTTCAAATCCCGGTAGCCCCGGTATACCGTATTCTTGCGTCCCTATTTGAGCAGCCGCCAAACCAACAGGGCCACCAAAAAGACCCATAATACCACGAGCTATCATATCCGGTGTTGATTGCTCGGCATACTGACCCATCACTTTGCCGTACTGAGTCTCAAAACCAGCTTTTTGAACGCCCGGACGTAGCTTGCCTTTCTCAGCAGTCGGAAAAGCTGGGTTGTAACCTATCTGACCGGGAATGTTTTGCGGGTTAGCAAACTTTGAAAATTGATTATTAGCAATTGCTTGACGAGTAGAGAAGGACATTTGATCGGCATAGCTAATATCCTGTGGATCTATTCCGAAAGTACGAGAGAAAAAACCCTGTTTACCGTAAGGATTGTCTGTGGTTATGCCGTTAATAGCATTAAAGGTAGCTTGAGCGTTATCGGCATTTCCAATATTATATCCCTTACCGTGCTCTTGCTGACCAAGCTGATCGTCGTGCATTCCAAAGCCGTAACCACTACTGGAGTCACTAGTAGACCCACTTGAACTGGTTTCACCCGGTCCAATGCCAGCGCCTGTAGGTCCGCCAAAGTCACTGCCGCCTTGATCAGCCATTATCTAACTCCGCTGAACTTCGTGCCTTGAATAGCAATACCACCACCACGAGACATACCCATCGCTTCTAGCTGATCTGGGTCTGCTTCGTCTATTGGTAAGGTGCCGGGATTCTTGGTTACATCACTCTGCATCTTTTCCAACATCTTTTTCTTGGACTTAGGCAGCTTCATCTTTTTTTTCTTCTTGTCTTCAGACATGGTTCCAATCCTTGTGTCTTCGGTGAATATACGCTCTGCATCTTCAAAGCGTTGCATCCTTTTGCGTAGCTCTGGAGAATAGCTGTCTAATATTTCGGACCCGCCGTCTTTACGAGCACGAGCCTTTTTCATCAGCTTATTTGCTTTTGGTCTGCTAATTTTTAGATCATCAGCGAACTGACTTACTCTTGGTCTTGCCATAACACGCTCCTGACCTAGTTATCTCTTCAATTGTCCTATCGCAGCCAATACATCTTATACCATCTTTGTCAAGCGTACAAACACCGATGCATGGACTGTTATTCTTTGTGGTCTTTGTGTTCGTGCCCCATCCAGATTCCGAAGACACCTGTCATTACTCCCATAACTACGCTGACAAAAGCAGACTGTGACGCCGTCGGATCTTCCAAAGCCATAAACCATTCAGCACAGCGCCACGACATCGCAGTACTAACCAACATCATAAATCTAGGTAGAACTTTCCAACGTAGAAACTGTTCTACCGTGATCACTTAGACACACCCTTGAACTTTTCAAAGCTACGCATTCCACCCAAACCGAGCATGCCTAGCAATACAGTCATCAAACTTTCCATATCAAAAGCAGGCATTGGCGGTATCTCGTAGCCCATATAGGCTACAACAAAGTCTGTTGCCGGAAACAAAACAAAGTGCGCCATTAACGCAATGCCACATGTCCAGCCGATAAACGGACGCCAACCCGCCACAAATATACTACGGTGCTGGGCCTCGGCTTTATTCACCTCTAGCTGGCCCATCACCTGCTCATGCATCTGCTTTTCAGCCATCGTGGCAATTTCGTGAGCCAACTTGTTTTTCTGGTCTTTGTCTTCGATAAACTTATCTAGCAGTCCTGTGACCGGACCAATCAATGCTTGCAACATTTCATGCTCCTACATACACAGATCTTCATATTTAGTCGTGTGTTGTCTGTGCTCAGACATGTCACCCACTTTGCACGACCAGAGTTTTTTCAGCCACTTAATCATTGTCTACGGTTCCTTGCTAAATCAGCTTGTGTGTTTATGCGGTATACGTTGACATCGTTTCTGTCGTTGGCAATGTCACGCTGCACAGACATGCGTTGATTTGCCAACTGCATGGCCTGCGTGATCTTTGCCTGATCGATCTGATAGTCCATCGCATCGTTGTTCATCTTGCGCTGGATTTCCATCGCATCGTTCTGCAACTCCTGCTGACGGATCGCCACCAGCGGATCTCCCTGCTGTGCAGGCATCAACATAGGTGCAAGCTGCTCCAGTGTTTCTGCGATCTGCTGTGCAACCATAGCTTCAACAGCCTCTGGCGCAATTTGCGGGATAGGCTCACCCGCCATCTGCGCCTGCTCAACGCCTTTTCTAAATACTTCCTGCACAATATCACGCGCAAACATAGAGACGTGATCTTGCACATGCGACTGCAACATCAAGAAAGCTTGTGGGTTTGCTGCTAGTGCAGGTGATTGCAACAGCGCCGCGTGTACACGGATGTGTGCGCGGTGATCCTGCTGCGGGAACGCTTGCGGCGGCTTGCCCTTCATAGCTTCTGAGTTTTCTGTTGCTGGATCTTTAGGTGCGGGTGGTTGTGGTGGTGGCAAAATGCTGTCTATGTTTTTAACATCCAGCGCATCATACATCCGACGATAAGCCTCATACAGATTGTGCATCTGCGGTGCTGCCTGCGCCAGTTGCAGTTGTGTCTGAGCGAGTGACAGACGCTGCGCCATAGAAAAGATCGACGGATCAGAAACTGGCAAGATATCCACACGTCCGTCAAAGTCCTGTGCCATGATCTGCGGGTTTACATTAGCCCCAACAGGATACGGATACGGCACCGGATTATTGGCAAATATTTCTGACAGCATCCTGAACTCTGATTTTTGTGCATAGTGCAGGCGCTTATGTATGCTTGATATAACTTTTGAACCCTGTTCAATCAGGGCCACTGTTGTTCCCACGGGAGCCTGTGAGTTGACATCTGCGATCTTTGTGTCCGCAACTTGTGCAAATCGTCTGCCCGAATCAACGACCACCCCGAGTAGTTGAGCCAACGTACCAGAAGGCTCCTTGTATGGGAGTGGCATAAGAGCATTGCGAATATCACCGCCGGGGACATCAAGATCGCGGAACTCGCCCGGGTTAACAGGGTCATCGCTGTTTCTGATGCGGACGCCACGCGCTTTGAACCCGCCCGGTAAATTCGACAAAGTGCCTGCATCGATAAGCTGGCGTAGTATTGAAGTTGCTGCACGGCTCAAGCCCCCTATCATGTGCAACAGGCCAAAGCCATAAAAGCCCAGACCCGGCAAAAACTTGTAGTGTACAAAGTAATCGCGCTTGCGGCGCATTGGATCAGCTTCACGATAATTGCGTACTACCGCAAGAATTTTTCCCGAATCCGCGTCCATAGTGACGATATACGGAAGTTTGATACCTGTTGGCTCACCTGACTGACCCATGTCTTCAAACCCGTCAAGGTCAAGATCAACATGGACTTCATATAGTGTAACCAGTTCATCAGAGTATCCCGGGCGCAAACCCTGAATTTCGTCAGCTTTACCACGAACAGTCGTGTCGCTCTCGTCAGCTTCGCTTGGAGACAAGTCAACATCTCTATATATCCCCGCAACTTGTAGCTTCCGCACTTCGTTTTCTGTCATACGGAAGACGTGTGTGTAACGCTCCGCAGTGCGTAAGTCAGAAGCAGCATACGGAACAACCAAATCTTCAGCAGGCACAAACTTTGACACTGCACGTTGTTTTGTCTTGTCAAAGTACACCTTCTTGAAGGTAGATCCAGTAATCGGTAGATAGAACAACATCTGATCTGTGTCTTGATCAAACTCTTCCATCACCTCTGTAATCTGGTAATTCATGTAGTCCTTGACACGCTGTGCCTGATCTTCCAACTCGCGTGTCTGTGCCCCTAGTATCTGTGTCTTTACAGGACCGCCCGGTGGCAGCATCTCACGATACGCCTGTGCCTGAAACTGCGTCACAGCTTCCGACAACAACGGATGTGTCACACCAGACGCACCCATGAATGGCTCGTTGCGCTCTTCATAGTTGATGCCAAGCAGACCTAGCCCCTTCGCAATGGCTGACTCCCAATCTTCACGCGACGACTTGTCTTCGTCGATCTTAGTTCCAAGGTCCGAGGACAAAGAGCCAAGAACCGAATCGTCCAAGATCTCTGCTAAGTTGGCATTATGATCATAGACCTCTGCCTCTACTTCCATAGCCATCTCTTCTGCGCCAACTAACTCAATGTTGGGCGGAAGATCTGGTAAATCGGTATTCGGTACTTGAACCTCGGTCATTGCTTGTTCAGCAGTCATGCCGGGACCGCCGGGTCCCATAGCCATGTCAACCATCTGTGGTGGTAGTGCCATTAAAATGTTCCTTTGAATGTGCCGCCACGGGCTTTCATAATTGCTTTACCATTAAAGCCACCCTTTGCCAATCTACGAGCAAACGGATTAGGACCAGTTAAACCCATAGCTGCTCTAACAGCGCTACGGCCCCCACCACCCCTTCCGGGTTGATTTGCCTTACCTGCCATAGAAGCACGGGCAGTTGTTTCAGCTTTTTGCCTGTCAGCAATGGCTTTAAGTCTTGCTAGATCAGACTCTCTTTCACCCTTAATCTTACCAGTAGCTACATCTTTGTCCCTAACTGGGGGTTTTCTTCTTCTGCTTCTTTCATCTCTTCGCTCTGCTGGACTAGCACTAGCGTCCCTGTACGCTTCTTCCTGTTTTAGACGAGCATCTACCGATTTTGTTCTCGTGCGGTTTCTTCTATCTTCTTCAGAATCGTACAGCGGTTTACGTTTGTTTTTTTTATTTCCCATTACATTACTTCCCTAGCCATAGAGCCAATACCAGATCTTACCATACCACCAGCCGCACGTCTAATAGGACGACGAACCACTTGTCTATTTGCTTCTGCCTGTAATCCATCGTTTGGTCCACCAAACTCTACCACGCGAATTGGTGCTTTATATTCTTGTACTAAACCACGCTTAACTTGTCTGAGCTGTGCCTCAGCAAGAGCTAGCGCTTCTGAAGCGGCAACATAGGGCTGTAAATAGTATGCGTCTTGATCAGGTATGCTTTCAAAAAAGTCAACATCGTTTGAGTTGGGTAGACTTTTTCTGATTACATAATTTTGCTTTTGACTATCCGACAATCTTGCGTAAGCTTCCTTCTTTGCTTTTTTTGCTGCCGCCTCGGCTTCTTCCAACGGCTGTAATATCTCAAGATTACCGAAGTTATTTCTATCTATGGCATTTACTGTAAATGCTCCTTCTCTTCTGTATTCTGGTAAAATATCATAACCTTCGTCGTATACGCTAACACCTGCGTTTTGATTTGCCTTAGATAGTTCTTTTAGCTCTTCGTCTAATATTTTACCGTAACGCCTAATAAACGGGTCACTTGCAACTATCTGTTCAGGTCTACCACCCATGCGCTGTGGCTGTGTAGCCAAATAGTTAGCATCTGGGAAAATAACGCCATCAAGACCTAGTTTCTCTGCCTCTTGCATAATTGACCGCACAGCGAACCTAGTGAAGTCGTCTTCGTTGTCGTATGGTTCAGGGGCCTGAAAGCCTTTTTGACCATTCGTTGTTTCTGTCTTTGCAGCAACATCTTGAAGCGTCAACATTTTTTGTCCGTCTGGATCATTGGCTATCGTTTGGTCAAAGGGATCCTTGTCACGAGTAGCTGCTGGCATGTTGTTTGCTAACTCTTCAGTTAACTGAACCAGTTTTTGGTTGTTTTTTGCAATGTTAAATTCATTCATTAGGCCATCTAACTCAAGGGCTAACAAAGAATTTATGTTATCCTTAAAAAATTCATCGTTATCTAAACGCAGCACTCGTTCTGGTTTAAGCTCATTCGCAGCACCAAAAGCAATTTGATCTGTGATTTCTGATTGATAAAACTGGTCTAGCTCATCCAATATCTCTGCTTTATCTGCATCCGTGAACTTATTAAAAATAGATTCGACAACAGGCTCTCTTGCTCGTAAGCCGTCGTTAACAAGATCTAGCTCATCTGGGGTAAGGGAAGTAACTGCATCCCTAAACTTAGGGTTGTTAGAAAGTATAGCTTGCATTTTTATGGTTTCAGCCCCAGCTATGTCATCTATTATCCTGTCTCTTATCAGAACTGAAGCAAGCTGATCTGGTGACAAAGACTCTAATCTATCGTTGATTTCCCGAGTTCTAGGAAATGGGTCATTTGAACCCGTAATTCTTTGCTTCATTACTCTAGAATAAAGCATTGGCATGTTGCCTTCTGACGCTTCTTTAACCCTTCTTGCGACTGTGGTCATCAAGTCTAGGATATGTTCTATTTGATCTGGAGATGCTATTTCACCCAGAGCATCTAAGTGATCACTGATGTTTGTCTGTATCTCTGATCTAGCTCGTGTAGTTGCGTCTCCGACATATTCACCCAGATCTTCTGCTCTTGCCACCAATCTAGCCATTATGTTTGGATCGGACGCCATAGATAGTATTGTGTTGGCATACTTTAGCTTCGTTCCTGTTTCTCCAGATTCATCAAGCTGTCGTGACGGCAGGTGTGTAGTCGCATATTCGCGTTCTAGCCGAGTGTTAGTTTTTTCTAGTTGGTCTATTTCTTTACTCAGACTTTTCTCTCTTTTCATAGATTCTGGCATTAGATCCTGATACTTCTGCATCAATCCGTGTACTTCTGGTGTATACGGAACACGGATACTCTCATTAACCGCACTTTCCCCGCGACCAGCAAAACCATCAAGTCTGTCTTCCAAAGTCTTACGATAGAAGTTTACTTCTTCACCTCTGTCGTTAATTGTTTTGCCCGACTTAAATCCACTAGCCAGATTGCTAACTGAGTTTGATTGTATTTCGTTTAGTTGTAAGTATCTCTTACCATCAACGCCTTCGACGATAATAAAGCGAACATGCCCATAGTAACCCGGGTAATCACCGTAATAATCATGGACAGCCCTTGGCTTTTGACGACCAAAACCGGGCACGTCGATTGTCGGGGCTGTATTGCTAAATATCAAGACACCCTTGTCTATTGCAGCATCTAGATCTTCCTGCCTGTACTGAGAACTCAAATGGAATGGACCTCTACTACCAAAAGGAGCCGTTTCCGCTGTTCCACCACCAAACCTGCTTTCCAAATACACTCGTGACCTTGTCTGCGGCAAGCGTGTTGTCAACAGTCTGCGGACATCTTCCGCGCTAAATCTTTTATCCTTGCTTTCAGTTAAAATACGTTCAAACTCTGAATTCTTTATTTCTGGTCCAACGGCTTTTATGTTTTGTCTGTTCGCTGCGTTTTGTCTTAAAGCAGAAAGCCACTGGTCACCTGTCATGGTTCCGTCTTTTGCAGCCCTCTTAGCATAAGTCTTACCGTTATTGTGACCCATGAAGTTGTAGAAGTTAGCCATTGTAGGTGAGGTATGATCAACGGTGCCAAGGTACTCATCGGGGGACGCACCAATCCGTACACCCTTCAGGCCATAAACAGGGGCAGCTTCGTCCAAAGCACCAATACCACCCGGCTGACCAGCAAAGGTGCCTTCTGGTATTGGGTTACCATTTGTATCAGTAACATCAAGTGGGACTAGCTCATCCTGACTTACCTCTTCAGGCACACCTCGGCTGAACGCCGCTTGATCTATTGCCTCACCAATCTGATCCATAAGAGCAGCAGGCGGTTCAAACTCTTCGGGCATAGGTAGCGCATCAACTTCGTCTTGGGTAAGCTGCGTAATGTGACCGTCACGACGACCTATTAGCTCGTTCTGAATCTGCCTTAGATAATTTTCATGCGAAATAACGTCACCTTCAGCAATTATTCTGGCTTCATCGGTTACATCAGGATCTGCAAGAGCTTCATTCAAGCGTTGCCGAGCGCCGTCTATATCAGCCTGCCTTGATGTTGCCTGTCTTAACAACTCATCTTCGGTCATGGCACCGAACTGTTGTCGTTGTAGGGGGTTGTTAAATTGATCCACCTCGTATGTATGGTTACCAATAACCTCATCAACTGTTGGCATTTCATCTGGCATAATTGCTGCCAAAGCATCCGCATCTACGTCTTCCGCTCTAGCTGTTGGTATTAGCGTACCTATACCTTCATCACCCACTGTCAGTGAATTAGTAAGCCTGACAAGCGCCTGACGCTGGTTTCTTGTAGCCTCTTCTCGTTTTGCAGCACGACCTGATTTAGCTTTCAACAGGCCCTTGATAGCACCACCAATAACAACAGGATCTACAATAGATGATAGCAAACGACCTGTAGTAACACCGGGCTTGGCTAAAGTGTCTGCGTCCACACCCAAGTAACCCGCCAAGGCATCAGAACCTATAGTGTCACGAATTGCATTCAGACCTTC